TCATTAAGAAGTACCAGATGATCACCCAGGAAGCGCAGGAACTCTTCCCAACGCCATGGCCAGCCCTTACCGATATCTTCCGCTCTTTACCCTTAACCGCCTTTAACAGTTCCTCCTGCCAGGGGTCGGGCTTACACTGTAAAACCTGTCTTACAAATAAACTGGGGTTGTTCCGATATTTCTTAACAAAATCTACAAAGGGATTACTCAAGACCCGGACCTTCGATGTCTATGATATTTTCGGACATCCCCAACTCCTTAATTGCCTCCAAATGCAATGCCGTCACATCAGTAGTCGTTAAATCCACCCGCTGGCGATCACCAAACCTGGTCGGGTCCATCTTGGTGGCTAACCACCTACGGGCGTCCATAGACACCTTCGCCGCGTGCGCGTCCATAGAGCCGACCTCAACGTCATTGATGATCTTCTCTATCCGATCAACGTGCGTTAAAGCACGGGCCTCACAGGCGTCGTCATAGCGCCTCTGGAGTTCAGGGTCACGCTTTATCCGACCCATCAACGCATGTAACGGAATTTCCATTAACTGGCAAAACTGATAGCTGGGCTCACCCGCCGAAACCACCTTGAAAAAATGGTCGTAAGTCTCAGGCTCACCCAACGTCGCGTTCTGAGTCTTTAACCTAAGTTGCTTCTTCGTCAGTGGCTGCGCCATCCAAAACCTCCAGAACCCCACAGGTGTCAACAACAGCAATTCCAGTGGTCAGAGTAACCACGCTACGTGCAGCACTCCGAGCCAAAACATATGGGGGGGAGCAGTACAGGGCAGTGTTGTCAATAACCATGTCCGCCACAGCGCAACCCTGCAAGAACGGTAGCAGCAAAATAAGTCTCTTCACGCCAACTCCTTCAGCCTTTTCAAATACAAATCCATCGAATGATCCGACACCATGTCCCTATAAGAAAAATCATCCTCAACAAACTTCTGATCAGGATTCACGTAAGTGTCACCATTGTTCGCCAACAAAACGAAATTCTGCGAACTACACCCAACCGTAAACCCAAGGCGTGGAACGCGGCACACTATGTCAGAGCCCGAACACACAGACCAAACACTCTGATCAGGAAAACGCTTCTTAGATCGCTTTAGCCAGCCCCGCGGCTTGCCAAACGCCAGTAACGTTGAAGGAATGCCAAGTTGAACAGCCTGCAGATGGGTATATTCAGCCTGTACCGCGCCTAACGAATGACCCGTGCAAATCAAAGGCTTCCCGTTTTTCCGCACCCTTTCCAAAATTTTTTTCAAATTTTTCTGGATGGACTTGTGCGCTAAACCAAACCCCATATGGACCCAGTTACCTAAATGCCTAATAGGCGGGTAAGCCAATAAATCCACCACCATGTCACGGGGCTGCTGAGAACCACGGTGGATGATCCAGTTAGTGTCATCCTCCTCAAGGTAAAACCAGGTCGAACTGGTCCACTTGTTGTGGAACTTATGGGCCAGGTTTCCTGGGACGCGAACAGATGAATAAGCGCTTTTGGAGAAACGCGCAGCATTGAGAATTTTTGAGTGCATTGGGAATTACAGTGTGGGTGTATTTCTATGTATAGGGGCGACCTGTGATCAAGGGGGGGTCATTGAAAATCGCTATTTCCGGTAATTGTAATTACCGGTATCAGTGGAATCACCTATGTCACTGATTTCATTGGTATTTTCTCGGATGGCCTAATTCCGCCTTGCGGTGCCCCCTACATCTTGTGGTTGACCACCCTGAAAATGCCTTGATTCGGGCATGCCCTGGCGCTATCGTCGCGCGCGCGTTTCGGGGATCAGGCTCTCTGTTACAGAGAAATATCCTCCCCCAGTACTTGCTGAATGCTGAATGCTAAATGCTGAACTATGTAATGCTGCAATGCCTCTACCCATAGCTACAGCGTGTGACACACCACTACAGCGCTTAGGATGATTCCGAAGACTATGGCTTCGATCATTCAAATACATCCCTTCTAAGTACACTTAGAGCGTTACTGAGGTTTAGTACAGATTGAGAGTGTTTCATCGCCGCATTTCCGTCTTCGTCCATCGCGTTAGCCGCACTGCTAATAATTGCTTGGCTGATCTCAGACTCGATATCTATGTAACGCTGCATTGTGCGTTCTTTCGACTGTTTTGCTTCTAGCGCTGCTTTCAGGGTTGTCATAGGGTTCTAACTCCTAAGTGGTAATGAATGCACCACACTCGCCGCAATATCCTCGGGCGTTTGGGTACTCATGGCTTAAACTGCTTTGCGGCACCCAGTATGCTGGTCTGCCTTTCTGAAACTTATCGTGGTAGAACTCTTGCCGCTTCCCGTCTCTGGCCATGATCCCACCGTGGACCCTGTACTCGCCGCACTTACCCGTCACCAGGAAGTACCACTTATCGTTAGCGTCACGGTCATGCAGTACCAGGTGAGCGTTGTCATGGGTTGATGCCCTGACCTGGTAGATGGACACGTCGTCGCCGCGCATCTGGCCCTTACCCTGCCAGTATCTATCCAGGTACTTGGCCACCGCCTTCTCACCCATGGCACCTTCGATGTTGTGGTCCCAGGTCATTGACTCGTCCTGGCCATACATAACCGTTGCCTTGTTGCGGATGCACTCAATGTTTCTAAATGCCCCAGCGGTTATGGCGTCCATCATCTCTGACAGGTCTAGCTTGATCTCTACATAGTCCATAGCGTTCCTTGCTTATGGGTTTATTTGCGCTTCGCAGTCCTCTTAGCTGTCTTCTTAGCCGCCTTCTTGCCATATGGCATACCTGAACGCTTACCGCCGTGTAGCCCAGCTCTTGAATGCTTACCCTTCACTTCTTCTTCCCCTTCGCGGTCTTAGCCGCAGCCTTAAATTGTTTAGACGTTGGAGCGCCCTTGCTCCCGGGCTTACGCATCTTCTCGCCGCTACCGGCCTTGATGCGCTTTCGCTTCGCTTGAATGTTGGCGTATAAGCCTTTCTTAGTTGGCACTCTTGGTCCCCTTACACTTCCAGCGTTTACGAGACAGCCGCAATGGGCTGTTAGGATTCTTCGCGGCCTTCGGGCTCGCCTTCATCTGCCCTGCGCTCCTGGCGCAGTAGGAATCGCCTTTAGCTGTTCCTGGTCGAACTCGTGGTCCACCGTCTTTGGCCCTGCCTGCCTGGCCGTATGAGACCTTCTTGCCTGACGCGGTCACCTTGACCTTGGCCTTGCCCTTGCGTGGTTTCATTCGCAGTAGCTCTTTCCGCAGCTAGGACAGCCGCTAATTATCGATTCTTTGTTTGGGTGCCCCAGGAAATCATAACCACACCGGCTGCACCTGGCGTCAAACGGGAATGACACCCAGCCGCCTGATAAAACTCCCTGCTGCCGAACTAACTCTTTACGCTTGTCCTCATCCATTCCTAAAGTATAGTTTGTATATGCTGATATATGTACTATATACTTTATGTATACAAACGGTCACAAAAGGAGCGATTCGATGGAAGACGCGAAAGATCAGATAAATCAGGCGTATCGGGCTATTGCCGCCTACCCTCACGATAACCAGGTGCGCGCCAGGGCTAAACGCTTTGCAAAACGTGCCCTGCAGGCATACATCGCCCAGGATTCAAGAGCCGTACACAGCGCGCTGGCGCAACTTCATGTTAATCTAAGCGACATCAACCATTGTCAGGACTAATTTGATGCAACTCACTGACTCGCAATTGCAAGAACTGCACACATTAACAGACGGCACACTGTACGACGCTGACAGCGGCGACTTGATGCTCCGCCTGGATACTGTGTACACACGAGACACACTCGTCGATTTTGAGCAAAACTCAGCCAAGTGGAGAGAGCGCAGCGTGCCAATTAGAGGGAATCTTGGACCTTATCCATACATCGTTTGGAATAAGACTCAGGCAAAACTTTTCCAGGGCCGTACACCTTTCTCGGTGATCGACAGGGGTGAATTTCGCATTGCGTTCAAAGAGCATATTAAAAAATATATGCCGGGCACGCGAAACAAGGGTATCCGCAATTGGTCAGAGCGTATCTAACCTAATGCAACTTGAAACCCATTTAATTGTCGTTGCAGAGGGTCAGACGTACACATGGGCGTTAGACTCGCTGCATTCACCGAAGGAAATGTTTGAACTAGTGAAGCTAGTGTATGCCTTCGATGACCCTGTCTGCCTTAACATTCTCACTCCTGCCGAGCGCGAGCGTTACTTAAACTAATCCTCGCGCATTAAGGCAGCGCCAGTTAGCCCTGCCGCACTCAGTGCTGCCAACATTTCAGGCGTTGCAAATCCTGCATGCGTCTTACCAGTTATAACCATATCCCGCGCATCTTCAGGGCTCACCTTTAACCGCTTGCTCGTGTCCATAATTAAGTCACTCAGCAACTCTAGCTTAGGAGCCCCTATCTGCGTATCTACGCCAGTTTGCGGCCCCAATAAGCCCCATAGGTTGGCTTGCGCAGGCACTGCCTCATATCCAGCCTGACGTGCTATCTGCTCGCGAAACCATGGTGCTAGTTCAGCCGCCTCTGGCATAGACCACGAACTAAACATGTCAGTCTTCTTCTCTGGGCGCACGTCAGTGAGACCAATACCGCGACTAAAATGCGCATCGCCCACCGGGAAGCTGGTCTGAAACCCAACCTCTGGCACGCTTGATGCCTGAATATACGCCGGGACTTTGGGGGATGTCTGTTGGGCTGATCCTGTTTCTAAAAACTTGCGAGTAGGTATTCCCGCGCTCGTCTTGTGGCCTGTGTGGCCAGGTATCTTCAGCATATCTGCTGGATACGCACTGCCCATTTTTTCTCTTGCGGACGCTGACATGCCGCCAAACGCCATGAAATCGTCAAAACGCCCCTGCTTATTTAGGAAGTTTGCAGCAGTGCCGCGCTTTAATTCAGTAAGAACATCGCTTTGGGGACTCTGTAGCCCGGTTAGCGTGTTCAAATTGTTATATTCAATTCTTGCCTGGGCTGGGCCTACTAACTCCTCTAAGCGTTGATAGACCGGGTCCATCACATACCAGCCTGTCATCCCCTGCTCTAGCGGTGTGCCTCTGTTGGCCTCAAGTGCATTTACTAATCGGCGCTCGTTCCGCTTCTCCATGACATTCCTGCCATGTGCTGTGCCCTTCGGGTTAGCCGGCATGCCAGGTAAATCTACTGGTTGATTGCCCGCCCTGGTTGATCCGATCTCGTACAGGTCTTGTCGATCAACTCCGAACAACCGCTGCATCGCACCAGATTCAGGCGCGACCATGGCGTTAGCCTCTTGGACTAACTGCTCTGGCTCTTTAAATATGCCGGGGAACTTCTGCCGCTGTGAGCCACGCACTGACCGCATTGGGCGAGACACTTTGCCTACGGGCGTCACACCAATCGCAGCCATCGCTGTGTTCGCTGCCGCCGATCCAAATGCGCCTCGGTCATATTGTTCTTCAGCATCTCGCAGAATATCCAGCACCGGCAATGGCGTCAGATTCTGCACAAACCTGTTGACCATGCCCTGGCGTCTGCGACCAACCGGGTCGTTGCCAAACAAGTCAGATGCACCCATGTCGATGCGATCCGTCACGCTGGGCCTGTAGGGCAGCATTTGCTGGGGAATACGTTGCGGATATTGACCAAACGCACCAGGGCCGGTGGCACGTTCTAGTGCTGCTAATTGTTCAGGCGTGAGTTGCGCCGCTAGGGCTGCAGGAATTGCCATCAGATTTTACCTTGGCCCTGTAGCCAGCTTAAATTCTTAGCGTGGTCCTCGGCTATCTGATCTTTATTGTCGCCGTCGTAGCGAACCGCAAGCCGCTCATCAATTAGCATATCGTTGACCACGTCACCGTCGCCAGTGATAACAACTGCCAGGCTACGCCCGTACTTATCCAGTTCGAGTGAGCGCAAAAATACTTTTGCACCTGGAGGGACAATTTCTTCAACGCGCGCTTTTGCTAATTTTGCAGCCGCCTTGGTCTCATCTGTACCACCGCGCATTTCTGGCGTGTCGATCCCGAACAATCTGCAGTCAACGCGCTTGCTCA